ACCCAAGACAAACCCGGGTTTCGGAAAGAGGCCCCAAACATATACGATGAGAAATCGCTTTGTTCTGCGCGTCGGATAATGCCTTGGCATTGGCTGCCACCTGACTTAGTGCTCTGAATGTTCCAGCGGGCGTCGTGTAGGTGAACACAGTGCCATTCGGGCAGACGAATTGGGCCGACTGCGAAGTGTTCAGATAGGTGATTCTGGGCCTTGGAATGGTGGGAGGCTGAGGATTATTGGGGCTTCCTGGAAATTCAGGATTTGGTATAGAGATCGGCCAGTTACTCGAATTGCACAGAACATTCTGACGCGCGGCGCATAGTTCGGCGTCCTCCTGCGATTCCTCGGAGAAACAGATTCCTATGCAGCCAACGGCGTAGAAAAACTGGCCCAGCGGCGGGAGTCCTATGGTGTAACGTCGCCCGATGAACAGGTCAATATCGGGCAACTCGCTGGACAGGTTCAGGAACGGATTATTCGGATCGTTCGGCGCCAATCCCTGGCCCACCACAATCGGCGGATCGCAGACGATACACGGGATGTCGCACTGGAAATTTGCCATATCAACACGTTATATTCGCATAGAGTTGTCGCCCAACTTTGGTCGCGTGTAAATACAAACCGCGAATCCTGGCGAAGCCTTTAATGACCAGACGAGGTTGGAATTGATAGCCTAAATCCGATGGCCGTCCAGTTGAACAGATGTCTGATGGAGGCTTCGGCAGGGTCATTGTAGAGCGATACCCCTCCAAACATGGCTGAACCGGATAGGAGATTGGATTCTGGACGCTCTCATCGGTGTTCTTCGTGTTACAGATTTTCCAGTTATGCCAGTTGATCCAGCAAGCCTGTCCATCGGGCCTGTACTCTAACGTGAATTGCACCACGCCATAAATGCGGTCCACCCATATCTCGGCCCCCTCAAGGCGCTTTAGAATCGTCTCATCGCCCCATGTGAATGCCGGGAATTCCATGACCCAGACTGTGCGATGTTCCTCGCCTTGGATCGTGTCGAATCTCGTCCCCGTGGTTATCTCCCAGAGTTCAATGCTGGAATCCAGTTGCGATCTCACCGTGGCGAAGGCGCGCTCGCGTCCTCCGAAGTCGCCGGTGTTAAGCTGGAAAATATCCAGCCCTTCATACATGCCTTCCCAGGTCGGCTCCTTCTGCTTATTGAAGCTGCTGATGGGAAGGAAGTCCATTGGCACCAAGGCGCGGCTTATCACGCCTTGAGCCGTGGATACCGGAAGCTGGGTTTGAAGCAGGCGATTGTCAAAATAGATTCCGCTCGAATAGCGCAGCAGGGCGCGGTTGTTGTATTGCAGGATTCGATTCTCGTTGGCGCTGATAGGGATGTTACCCCACTGGCCAAAGAAGCGAGTGGATTGGTTGAGTGACCGTATGCCCGGCTCCAAAGACTGATAGAACAAGTCGCCATTCACCGCCACCACGGAACGGTCGTTGACCCAGCCATTGGCCAGTTGAACCGGGGTCATCAACGGCTGGTTGTTGTTGCCGGCGGCAATCCACTCGTCCCTGGTGACTGGTACGTTCATGGCATAAATGGCCTTGCGGGTGCCTACGAACAGCCGACCTTGGCCAAGTGCGGCATCAATGTTGGCACTGTGCTTGATCGCCCGAATGACATTGCCGTCGCTGGATGGGATCGTGAATCCGTCCCCGCCCAGCACCATGGGATTCTCGGTTACTTTCAGAACGGAGTCGGTGAAGTCGTAGGCCAGAGTTCCTGATGGCCCGCGCACAATGTCTCCGGCGGATACCTGACGGCCTTGGGCATACCATAGGCGCCCCATGAAATAGTCCATGGCCCCGGCGGCGGGGAGTTCGCTGGTATTGGGCGGCGACGGAACAGGCCCAACGGTGAATGTGGCGGCGAATCCAGCCAGGATTTTCTTTCCTATGGCGTTGGTTGCGTTTGTTTTCAGCGTCAGCGTAAATGGCGCGATGGCAGTAAATGCAGTCACCTGAAAAGTGCCAACCGGCAGGCTTCCAGCATTCACCTGATAGACTCCGATGTTTCCCACAATTCCAGGATATTGAGTTGGAAGATTCAGCGTGGTCGTGGAAGCCAGTGGTGGCACCACCCACGTATCGGTTGGCGTTAGTCCATAAGTCGCCGCAGGCTGACCGGCCACAATATCGGTGGTGCCAATACTTCGCCTCAAAGTTGTTCCATCCCAGATAAACGGTAGCGTCGTGCTGTCCCCGGCTTGAATCACCAGGAATTGTTCGGCCTGAACGAAGAACGCCTGAACATCGCCACCCGGATTGAACTGGGGCACATTGGCCGGGAATGCCGCCGTCAGATCAATGACCACGTGAGCGTCAATGTTGACCAGATAGATGTGCCCGCTGATGGACATGACCTCGTAAGGATCGGCGCTCTGCGGTTCATACATGAACTTGCCCTGGAAGAATCCCGCGCTGTTGTGGACCTGCATGATCCGATGGAATCCAGAGCGGCAGGTGATGCCGCCGTCGCGGACAGTGCAGTTATCCATCCAGGCAAGTTGATTGCGAGGAAGGCCGTTGGGATTTCGCTGGGATTGAATCGTGGTCGTGGCTATGGAATTTACTCCACCCGAGAAATCTATCGAACCATCCGTAATGATGACATCGCTTTCCGGCATTGACCCGACAATGCGTCTGAACCACCTTCATTTCAAGCAAACAATGAGCACTGATGCCAGCCCACCGGAAGTCCAGATTCCAGCACCGGAAGTCCTTCCAATACCACCGCAAGTCCAGATTCCAGCATCGCAGCAATTCCCGGCGATAAAACCCACCTACATCAAATCATCCGGCAGATTCAAAAAATACAACATGTGGTTCAGTCCGTACGCGACCCCGTTGAAGATCGAGTTGGACATGATTACCCAAGGTGGAACATGGACAAAATCGGACGGTGAAACCGCCGGCAACGGATTGTACTACCATTACCGCCGTTTCCAGGAGATCGCCTGGCCGGAGAAGATTTGGGAGAAAGGTCCGTTCAAAAACTATTGGGCGGAGAAGTGCCTGGAAGTTTATCTGAACTACAAATACATAGGCGCGTGTGGCTGTGCATCATCTGGAAAATCGGATTCGTTTGGCGGCAACGTGCTCACCGATTGGTATGCCCATTCCAGCTACACCACGGTTCTTGTTTCATCTACGGACCTCAAGAGTCTTGAACTTCGCATCTGGGGAATGATAAAAAAATATCATCGTTCGGTGAAGTCGGAGCACAACTGGATTCCCGGTTATCTGATAGAAGGCAAACAGATGCTCACACTTAATCCCAAGGACGAGGCTGGTGAAGGCCGGGATTTTAAGAACGGAATTATCGCTGTAGCCACCCGAAAAGGTAATACCTACGTCGGCATCCAATCACTCATCGGGATACACAACAAGCGCGTTAGGATTTTAGCTGACGAATTGCAACTCATGCCGCGCGCCTTTTTGGACTCCGCCTCCAACCTGAGTAAGTGCGAGGACTTCAAGCTGGTTGGGCTTGGAAATCCAAGTGAGACCACCAATGCCCACGGTTTCCTGTGTGAGCCTTCAGTAGAGATGGGGGGATGGGAAGGCGGCGCCGACCAGATGCCAGGCACCAAGACCTGGCCGACCCGGTTTCCGAATGGCATCTGCATACAGCTTCCCGGAAACGATTCTCCCAACATGGCGGCCCCGCCGGGGGAACCTCCTCCATTTCCATTCCTTATCACGCGAGAGCACATAGCAGATGAGGCTAAAATATGGGGCGTTGACGACTGGCATCATCAGATGTTCGTTGATGCCAAGATGCCGCGTGGCCAGGGATCGCGACGGGTGCTTACGCGGCAAGCCTGCCTCAAGTTCAAGGCGTTTGAGTCGCCTAACTGGCGGGATTCAAGAAGGACACGAATCGCATTTCTGGATGCGGCCTACCGTGGAGTGGGTGGCGACCGCTGCGTGTTTGGCGAGCTTCAATTCGGTTACGAGGTTGAACCGCTGAGTCCAGAGGCGCTGGTATCCACGATGATCTCCCAGTCGCCAATGTCAGAGCGTGGCCGCCAGATAATCGCGCTAATAGACCTGATGATCGTTCCCATTGATTCCACTCCTGGATCCGATCAGGCGGAGGATCAAATCGTCAAGTTCGTGATGGAGCAATGCGTTGGACGCGGCATAGTGCCCGGTAATTTCTTCTACGATGCCGGCATGAGAACATCGTTGGTCACGGCCTTCTCGCGATTGTGGGATGTGAACGTCAACTCGATTGACTGCGGCGGCAAGCCATCTGAAAAGCCCGTCAGCGCAGAGATTACCACTCCCTGCCGGGATTACTATTCCAAGTTCGTAACCGAGTTGTGGTTTTCCGTCCGATACGCCGTCGAAGCCGGACAGTTCCGTGGCATGACCGAGGAAGCCTGCACGGAATTCTGCCAGCGCGAATGGAAGATGGTTTCCGGGAATAGAATTGAAATCGAGAGCAAGGATGACATGCGGCAAAAAAGCGGAAGATCGCCCGATTGTTTTGTGTCTGGAACCATGATTGATACCCCTTCAGGCGAGGTCCCGATTGAGAGAATTTGTATTGGAGATATGGTGGAAACTCCGTTTGGTCCGTCAGCCGTAATAGCCGTTCATTGCGTGGAAACAAGCAGTCTTTTCCGATCCTCATTCAGTGACGGCTCCAGCCTTACAGGAAAGGGGTCGCACAGGGTTTTCACATGGACACGCGGGTGGATAAAATTGTGCGAGTTGAAGTTGAC